AAAACGGGACGCCGCGAGGGACGCCGCGTGGGCCGCCGCGAGTGACGCCGCGTGGGACGCCGCGAGTGACGCCGCGAGTGCCGCGAGTGACGCCGCGAGTGACGCCGCGAGTGCCGCGAGTGACGCCGCGAGTGCCGCCGCGAGGGCCGCGAGTGACGCCGCGAGTGCCGCCGCGAGGGCCGCGAGTGACGCCGCGAGTGACGCCGCGAGGGCCGCGAGGGACGCCGCGAGGGACGCCGCGAGTGCCGCCGCGTGGGCCGCCGCGAGTGCCGCCGCAAACACCATGCTTACGGATATGGTAGAGGCTAAAATTAGGGAGGCGACTAGATGAGCAGAACCTATGTTCACGCGCCCGCGATCTACATGGACGACGGCAACAAAAACTGCAACACGCGCGAGCGCCGCATCAAGCGAGACACGCGCCGGATTATCCGACACGCGCCGATAGACGAGGACGGCACCGAGCTTGTTAATGCCGTGGCAGAGCGAAAGCGGCTTTCGTATTTGGCGAGAAACAGGTATTGGTAATGTTTTTTCTTGATTTGTTTTCCGGCATTGGAGGCTTTGCGCTAGGCGCAAAATGGGCCGGATTAAGTTTTGAAAAACATTATTATTCGGAGATAGACGATTATGCAATTAAGGTTTACCAAAAGCGATTTCCCGACGCCGTGCCGCTTGGAGACATTACCAAGATCGACGCAACTAAGCTGCCACAAGGAGATTGGATCATTGCTGGAGGTTTCCCCTGCCAGGATATTTCCATCGCTGGTAAAGGCGCTGGGCTGGCGGGTGCCCGATCTGGGCTCTGGTACAAATACGCCGACCTTATTGGCCAGTTACGACCGCGATACGCAATCATGGAAAACGTCGGAGCGCTCACTTTTCGAGGACTTGACGCCGTGCTTGGATCGCTTGCCGAAATCGGGTATGATGCGGAATGGCAAGATATACGCGCTTCCGACATTGGAGCGCCCCACAAAAGAGAGCGAATTTGGATTGTGGCCTACCCCAGTAGCCAGCGATGGGACGCAACACGGAAAAGAAAAATGGGCAGCGAACAGTCGGGCAAAACGTATCCGCCTAAACCGAACTCCCCCAACCGAGCGGATAACATATGTTTATTTCGAGGCTGGTATTCCAGACTTTTTATTCCCGGTCATGTCCGAAATAATGATGAATTACCCATTAGGATGGACAGACTTAAGTGTCTTGGAAACTCAATCGATCCGGGAATAGCCAAATTAATATTTTCTAGCGAAGTTTTTGACGATTTTCGATTGACAAAAAACAGCCACGGAGTATACTCAAAGTATCAACAGTAAGGAGAAACAAATGGATACCGATTATATTGAAGCGATGGTTTTTGACGGACATTCTTTTGATTCCGCTTGCCAAGATTTGTTTGACGACATGGCTTCGGTTAATCGCAATCTCCCCCCTTATGAGGCTACTAAATGAGCAACACCGAAAAGAAAATTATTGCGCTTATGATGGCCGATAGGCTTGAGTTTTTAGCTAACGGATTAGATAAAGCTGGGATGCATGAAGAAGCCACTATAAACCGCGCAAAAGCCGCGTCTATTAGAAAAGCGAACCCGTAACATGAGGCCGACTACAACTAGAGAACCGGGGGCAGAAGACAACGCCTGCCCGAGCTATATGCATCTTTCCGCTGAAACGTCTACTCCTTGCGAAATATGGACGGCAACACGGGATGAAGGCGTCGGGATTGCCGATCTTGCGAAAGGCTACAGCATATCGCCGTTTTTACTTGCGCATATGCTAAAGGCCGAAAATGTTGCATATACCAAAATTGACTCTAAAAAGGCGTATGATGAAAGCCACGCCGACGAAGTAGCTAGCCGACTGTTTGCTATGGGTAAGCTTGTTAGTTTGCGCGACATTGCAGGGAAAACGCGCCAGCCGCATAGCGAGATACTGTCTTTTTTTGACAAGCATAATATTAAGCCTCTAATAACGCTGGTTAATAGCAGTTGGTACGCGGAACACGACGCTGAACTATTGCGCGACTATTTACGCGCCAAGGCTAGGCAAGATGCGGCAAACGTGCAAAGGCATCGCTCCGAAGAATCAAAAAAGCGATACGCGCAAATGCTTGCCGCCGCCGCGCCAGAAGGGTATATGATTATTGCCGAGGCGGCCCAAAAGTACGGCAAAACTACAACGACCATAAGCCAATATGTTGACAATAAGTATGTATCTGCCGTCAAAATGTCTAACCGCCGATATGTAAACATCGCCGAACTAGAGGCCAGGATACAAAACATTAAAAACGCTCAATCTGCAACCATGCGGCAAACCTTGGCGACTCGCAAGCGCCCCGCGCACGATTGCCCCGAAGGCTATGTTTTTATGTCTGATTATTGCAAACAAATGGGGCTAAAGAAAACACGGATTATTAAGGCTATTGGGTCGGGGCATATTCATTCTGTTAAACGTAGTGTATATGTTTATGTAAAACCGGAAGACGTTAAATCGTATCTTGCAAAAATGGAAGCGCTGAAAGAAAAAAGGAGGCTTGCAAGATGCGTAAAGACCGAGTGTTTTTGATCGCGTGTTTTGTCGTTGTCGCCATTATCACAGTCTGCGCCGTGGTTCGCCCCGCGCCGATGGCGTACGAGTCGGCCAGCCAGTGGCATCGATCAAGCGACGTTGCCCCGCCAGAGAGTGAGCCGTTTGTGGCGTTTTACATTTGGGACGGGTATCCGTCGCCGATGGTTGTACATTGCATCAATGGGCGGTATTATGTTTACAATCCAGGTGATCAGCTTATGTTAATTGCAGAGTATCCGCCTAGCTATTGGGTAGATATGCCGGGGAAGGCTGAATGACCAAGCCAACCGTAGAACAAGTAGCATGGGTATTTGAGCAGATACTAGCCAACTGCAACGAGCAAGGCACTTTTAGGTACTTGATTTATGACCGTATGGGCTTTGATAGTGCGGCTTACTCTCCGTTGTATTTGGCTGGTGGCATGGCGATAAACAACGCTATGGATTATTGCTATAATGATGATAATTTTATCAATAAGCGCAACCGGCCTTAAAGGAGTAACAAATGAATATTCCAGCGAACGAGTATGTTTGCACTTTTTATAAGTTTAAACGCGCATATGGGATAGCAGAAAAAGCCGTTAAATTGTTGGCGGAAGATTCTTTTAGATACCAAGACGATAAAGAAAAAAAGGATTTTGCTTTTGCGCTTGCTGCTTTATATAAAGAAATGCAAACGCCACAAAAAGCTAGATATCGTATTTATTCTGAAATAAAAGCCGAGCTAAAACAAAAAAGATTGCTTCACCAACAGTTGCAATCTACACAAAGCGACAACATATAAAAAAGGCCCCACTTGGGGCCTTTATTTTAACACACTACGGATTAACAGCGCCGTCGCCACTACTGCTACCGCGCTTGTCCCTATTAGTGCTATTGTTGTTCGCGTTTTGTATTGATTGTAAGATATCTGCAAGCTGGCTAACATCGCCTCTAGCGCCTTGGATTTCTCCTCGGCTACTGTTAATTGCGTCTCGGAGTTCTTTAGCTTCCCGTCTAGCTCGATCAAGCCGAGCCTTAATGCTTCCATCGTCGCCCCCGGCACTTGGTAAACCCGCGATACGTCGAAGGGCGGCAAGGATGCCGGATCGATTGCCGAGCATGGTAGCGATAATGCCAGTAACAACACCGCCGCCAAGGAACGCAAGGAAGTACCGCACATTACGTCCTCGTAACAGCAGTACCGAAAGCCACGGCAGTAGACGCGCCTAGCCATATGCCGATAATGTCCGCGCCGAATCCGGCAAACGTGGCAATAATGGCAACCGCAAGCGCAACCAGAAAAAACACTCGCTTAGATGATACGGGGTGCGGGTCGGTCGGATCGGGCGGGCCTTCGATAAGTTGCCGAAGTTTCAAGAAAAAAGCCTTCATAGTTCCTCCTATAGTTCAAAGTGCGGGCTATCTACGTTGTCTTTCCATCGCCCACCCCATTTAAGGCCCGCGTCCTCGCCAGCCTTGCCCATGACTTCCCAAACTTCCGAGCCAGCGGGCGGCCAAAAAGCATTCAAGCCGTCTTTGGTCGGGGCAATATCGATAGCAAGCCCGTCGAGATGCTTGCTTTTCAGCGTCCAGGTTATAGACTGCTTCGCCTCGGCTTCGGACAACCGATACAGCCCCGCCGCCTGATACATGGCCTTTACATCGTCAACCGCCATTCGCCCACGGGAAAAGTATGCCATCTGTACAGGCAAAGTGCGCTTGGTCTCTATAACCATTGCCATCATGCCAAACGGCTTCAATGCCTTTTCAATGTTGAACAAGGCGATATGCGAGCGTGAACGCATATCGGGCAAGAGGTCGTCAAGTGATCTACTCATTCTACCCCCTTAAAAACTCCATAAATGCGAGAAAAAGCATTCCTAATGCCAAGATTATATCAGTGGCTTTAAATGATTTTTCGGTTTTGTTGGCGTGCCATTCTTGATGGTCTTCCAAAGCCTTTATTAAATTAGTCAACTGCGCTTTCAGGTCTGCCGCGTCGATGGCGGATCGTTCCGAGCGGATGCGCGATGCGGCTAGCTCCTCTTTAATTCCAGCTACCTCCCTGTCCAATACAAGGATTCGCTCTTCTAGTCTAGCAACCCTTTCCACTTCTTCCACCGTGGTCTCCGCTTGTTAATTGTTTTAGGGCGTCTATAGATTCGTGGGCTACGTGTTGCAGCTCATCGATAACTTCAAGGTATTTTTGGTCAATGCTTACGCTTTTAGCTTTTTCTTTTTCTATTGCAGTTTTTATCATATTGTGTAATGACCAGACGCCCGCCCAATATAACAAAGCGTCCAAAAATCCATGCAAGAATCTATTTAATACGTCGCCAGCCACAAGAAAAGACACAATGCCAACTAACAAAGAAGAAAACCAAATATAAAACTTGCTATGATCTACAAAATATGTAAAGTACAGACACGCCGCGCCGTATAAAACAAGTAGCCCCGTATATTCTTTTTCAACTCCAAAAACATACAGCCCAACGGCAAACAATCCAATAAGTTCCGCCACCTTGCTAAGTTTTTCTTTTGTTAAGCACGCTACGGCAAACGGAAAAACAAAAACTATATATTGGTATCTGTTTAACAAAATGTTAAACAATGCCACGGCCACCGTGGTAAAAAGAAACGCGATGGCCGTGGCCTGTTGCTTTTTAAGCATTCCACCCGCCGAGAGTTACGGCACGGTCAACGCTCATGGCTTCCATAATCTCGGGATACTCGGCCTCGGTAACGCGGCCAAGCTCGGCAAGCTCTTCGATCCTGGCATTGTACTTAGTCTCACCATGCTCATGCTTGTAGTGGTTCAGCATGAGGATTTCGGCCAGCACCTTGCAATGCTCCTTGCGGCCAACGTCGCCAGTAAATCCAAACGCGGTTTCGGCGCGGTTGAACGGGTTGGCGTCGTCGTCGGAGTTGCGAGCAAACACGCTATGAGGATTAGCAAGCTCCTCGTCATACTGCATCTGGATGATCTTTGCCCAGCGCTCGGCATTCTTCGCGCGGCAAAGCTTAGGCATGGAGACAAGAAACGCTCTAGCAGTCATTAGACCCCCTCAAACTTAAATGGCACATCACCAAGATATGCCGCGTAGTCAGGCCCTCGGGCCGTGGCTTCATTTTTCAAAGTGTTGTAGCACTCTACCGCCTCTTCGTGCCAAGTACATTCTATCTGGTACACTACTTCTTGCGTTTTATGGTTGTAAAGTGCTACATACATTAGTTACTCCTATTTAGGCGAGTAAAGGCTACCAGCATGGACAAAGTATCCAGCCCCGCGCGCGTAGGCTTCAGTCCGCCAAATCGGCAAATAATAATCATAACTAGCCTGTATTGAGGCAAAGCCTTCAGCCGCCCAATTCTCATTGTGCGTTTCGTAAATCACACCACTCGGGCCGACAAGATACATAGCATAGCGCTCATAGTCTGGAAGCGGAGCGAGCGGTTCGACATAAGGCGGCACATTGTCAACGTATAACACACCCCCCTTGCTATACGCCTCAAAACGATACACTTCCCTGCGCTCCAAAACGTCCGATCGCGGAACATCAAGATAACTAGCGATAATTGCGCTTCGATCTTGCGTAGTTATGTAGGCATCGCAAGTAGGGGCTTGCTCAATCGGGACATCTTCCGACAACAAAAAGTATTGATCGTCGGTATTGTTTGCATTATGCTCGTTGACAAAAGCAACTATACCGGCAACATCATCGCCAAGCGCTCGCGCCGACTTTGGCAGGTCAATCGAGTCCCACGCCGAATCTTTAATATAAAACCGCGTCGGGGCCGGGATATTGGTAACTTGAGTGCATCCGACAAGCAATACAACCAGAATAAACCAAAGTTTACGCATAGTTCCTCCTCGGGATATCCTATATTATACACCCTCGGGGGTCGGCTGTAAAGGTTCAAAGCTAAATGGTTTATCGCCCTTGTACGGTTGCCACGGCCACGCGCGGCCTCGGGCTTCAACTTCGTACATAGTCCATCGCTCATAAGCCTTGTCGGCGTCGGGATACGCCTCGGCCCCTACGATTTCTTTAGTTTCGGGATTATACAATGCTACATGGTACATAAGTTAAGCTCCGTATATTTGGGCGTAAGTATAGAACCACATTGACGCCATGCGCGGATCGGTAGTTTTGCCAGTACGCGGCGTGCCGTTTGCCGTGTCTGATACTGGCGATCTAACTTGTTCGTCTGTGCTAGACCGTGCCATGGGGTAATAAGTCGATGTATTGCTGGGCGTCCATGATCGAGACGAAGCGCCACCGCCAGAAAATACCGTCCAATTTTCGTGCCAATGTCCTTGGCCGCGATCCATGCGCCTAAGCCCGGCTATCTCTTCGCCGCCTGCATCACCTGCCGGGGCAGGGATAAAGCCAGTTATTTTTCTAAGCCGCGCCGCAGTAGACCCGGCTATAGCATAAGGACAAACATACGCAGTCTGCGCGCCGCTTGCAGGAGTTCCCGAAACGGTAACATTGCGAGTAACTAAGTCAATATTGGTAATTGCGTAAGTAACTCCCGCAACGTTTACTGAAAGCTGGCTAGCCGCAGTGGTATAATCTTCTCCTCCGAGAAAGCTTGCAGGCTCCCCGGTGTTTAGATATTTAGAAACAATTGCATCTTCTTTAAGCGCCTTAAGAAGTGCATCAGATGCAGAATTAGAAGGGAAAGTAACCACACTTCCTGCCACGGTAACAGCGTAGTCAGTAACTCCTAGCGAATTGGCCTTTTCGGCGAGAAGTGCCGGAACAAGAACTGGGTAATTAGCAAGCGGCAAATCTTTGTCAGCCGTGCGAAGGACATACGGGAAAGTAGCCGAAACAGACCTTAAAAATGGAAGCGGTACAATAGAACCAAGCGCCGGGCCATCGCCCATCTTGAGAAGTTGCCACTCTACCCCTGTGTAGACAAATCGCCTAGCCTGCCCGATAGGGATATACTCAACAACACCAGATTTATACTGACAAGCGCAATACCTATCCGCCGAACCAAAAACAACTACCGTAACTGCATACCCCGCTACTTGTGCGCCTGCACGAATATCTAGCGCAACGTTGGCACCTGCCGAATTAGTATCAACAATAATACTAACATCCGAGCGCCTAATAATTGGAACGGCGGTAGGTGCGGCGGTTGTTATCGATAGCGCCTCTTCCGTTTGGATATACTTAGGCCCGCCGACAGTAGAGCCAACTACGGGCCGCTCGGTGTCGAGGGTCAATCCCAGCTCTTTAGCTTGGATGCTTCCGACTGCCGACGCAAGCCCTGAAGACTGCAAAATCCTTGCAGTTATTACAGCCATATTTGCTCCTTAGATTCCAGGCGTAATGCGCTTAAACTTGCAGAGGACATTAAGAATACCGCTAGCGCCAGCGGCTACGGCCTGAAAATAGCAATCTTCCTTTTGGTTAAGAATAAGCAACGGGTCATTGTCGCTAAAATCAAGCTCGGTCAAAGACGTTCCCGCGCCAACCTCAACCTTGAGTTCCGCGAACGGGCCAGCGCCAACCGTATTTGTTGGCTTCCCGTGGAAAAGCGTAATCGTCGCCGCCTGCGCTCTAGCCATAGCTGAAATAGCGGTCAACATATACTGCGTGCCAGCGGGAGCAGTAAACACGCCAGAAAAAGCGTTATTATCTCCCACGAGCATTTTAAGAGCGCCGCTAGTAAGGGTGCCAGGGACACCAGCCGTATACGTTCCGCCCGTGCCCGTCTTAACGACGTAAATATCGCCAGCGTTAAACCTACCAGTTCCAGCGGTTTGCGTAAAGCAACCGAACACGCGGCGAAAAGTCTGTGTCCCGGTAACTTTCGTTTGCCCGTTAAGGGTAACAGTTTCGCTAACCGGATTCCAATCTTTATCAAGTCCATACGTTTCAATAGTGCGCGCACCGGTTCCAGCGGCGGCGTCGGCGGCGGAAGACGAAGAATAATCAAGCGCATACGCGGCGTCAAAAATGCCAGCCGGGATACTGGTAATCGGCTGAATAAGCGCGTTAAGATTAAGCGGAGTCGCGCCAATAACGCCACGGCCCCTAAGAGTAGGCTTAAGCCCAAACATTTGCTGGTTAAAATCCATCTAATCCCCCTTACGGATTCTCTAACTTATAGATGCGCGACTCTAACGCGCGTAATTCATTTTCCATCTGCCTTGCCAAATTAAGCAAAGCCTTTCGCACTTCTTCCCTGTCTCTTTGATCTTTTAGTTCCGGCAGAATTGGTACAATCATTGCGAAGCACCCCACGCCCCGGAAGGAGTAGGCATCTTGGCTTGCGCAACCATTGACGCTTTGGCTTGTGCTTCGGCGGGGTAAATACCTTGGGCCTTGCGCACAATGTCAGGCGCCCACTCTTTCGGCTTAGGCTTAGGCGGCTGTACCACAATCGGCACCGGGATAAACTGCGGCGGGGCGGGCGGCTCGTCTACCCCTTGAGGTATAACCGGCGTTTGTACCGCATCGGGTATAGGCGCGGGCGCCGGCATCGCGGCGGGGATAGGCGGCAAATTCAGATTAGGTTCAAACATTGACGCCGACCCTCCCTAGAGTCTCAAAGTCGATTCCGTACGTTTCAAGCAAGCCCCGGATCATGCGCTCTTTTTCTTTTTGCCCGGCGCGCGATTTAAGAATTACGTCTAGTTGCTTCTTTGCGGCCTTTTCAGTCCCGCGATCTTTTGCAACGTCGCCCACCAAGGTAGAAAGCTGATCTAGCGCCGACTGCCTAGCTATGCTCTCTTCCGTCGATTCGCCTATGCCAAACATCGGAGCCGCTTTAAGTGCGCCGCCCACGTTGGCCGACAACCGGCGAGAAACACCAAGCGCTTGCGTAAACTTCTTACGCTCGTCGGGGTCGGGGTACAGCATCGGGGCAAGCTTGGCCGGATCAAACGGGCCGCTATCGCCGATCGTAGACGCGCCGACAACCTCGACAAACTCGCGGAAGTCAGGGCCAGCGGGGTCAATGCCTTCGGCTTCGGCAAAGGCCCTAAGCTTGCTCATAACTAGGCCGGTGTATTGCGGCGTATCAATAGCCGCTCCAACTTCGGCACCGTCCTGCGCCGCCACCGCCTCGCCTTCGGTTTCGGGGGCGGTAGACTTAGCCGCCTCGTTGACTACGTTAGCCGCAAGCCTAGCGCCAGGGACGGTAAGCGCTTCGGGCACAATCTTTTCAGCGGCTTTTTCAATCTTAGGCGTAACGCGAGCGAGCTTTTCAAGAGCGGGCACACTTGCGCCCCGGAGCATATCGATAGCCTTTTCCGCGCCTTTCTTAACCGCAAATCCCGTCGCCCCGCCAAGAATAGCATTCTTAACACGCTCGTCAATGCTTTGGCCTTGCGTAGCACCAGCGCCCGCGCCAAGTCCAGCCATAGCCAGCTTTTCAAGCGTCGGCGATCCGGTAGACAACCTAAGCGGCGAAACAGTCTCGCGGGCGAACGCTTCGCCATAAGCCCGAGCGGGGAGATACTCTTCCTTAAGCTTCTTAAAGTCAATGTCAAGCCCGGATTTTTCGGCGGTGTCCATAACAATTTCGTCAACGTTCCGCCGAAGCATATTGGCAAGCTCGCGCTGTGCGCGGCCCGCCGCCTCATCTGTAGCCTTAAACGTAGACTTGGCAACATCGGACAGGTAGTTACGAATATTAGCCAGTCCTTGCGTGCCGGAAGTATCCTTAAGAATCTTTTCAAGCGAAGCTATCGCAACGTCGCCGCCCGGAAGTTTGGATATGCGCTCCAACTCGTCCCAATCGATAGCTTTGTCTATAATTTCCGACCCGCGAGCATCGGGGAAAGCCTGCTCAAAAGCGTCGTCAATCTTGCCCCACTTGGCCTTTTCGGCCTTAAGGACAACATCTTCCATCCCGGCTTTTTGAAGCCCGCGAGACTTGGCAAAGCTATAAAGCTTGTCTAGCGCTTCTTCAGACTTGTTAAACTTACCAAGCCCCTTGGCCCCAGGCCCCGAAATATCGCGCAAAAGTTCGGCAGTCTGCCGCCCTCGCAAAGGAGTGCGGCCAATAAACGAGCGTTTGCCAGTCTCTATCGCTTCATCGGTAAGACGGCCCGCGCCCTTGCCGAGATACTTAAGCCCCTTTCCAAGAGCGAGCCCGCCAGCGCCGCCAAGCCCGCCCCAAAGCGTGCCCTGTTGTACGTCGCGCAATACTTGGCCGGGGTCTTCCTCGTCGAACACGCCCCTTGCCGCCGCTTCGGCCCCGCCCCACGCGGAACCCTTTGCGCCAGCCTTAAGAAGCTCCTTGGCTAGACTAGCTTTTTTAGCCGCTTCGCCAATCGTAGCCGCGCCCTTGACGGCTTTGGCCCCGCGAGCGAGGTCTAGCGCCGTATCACCGGCACGGACAATATCAGTGCCAACGTCAGCGGCTTTTAACGCTTTGGCTCCAAGCGCCGCGCCTTTAGCACCCTTGGCAACCGCGCCCCACGGGACAAGAGCGCCGCCGACCGTTCCAGCTACTTCGCCAGCCTTATACGCCGACTTGTTAGTTTTGATATAGTCTTCAACGGCTTTTCTGTTACCGAGGTTTTTGAGTAGCCATTCGGGAGCGCCAAGCAAAAGCTCGTCTAGTGCGCCAGCGCCAAACGCGCCTACGTCCTGCCATTTGATAGGCATTTAACCCTCCAAGCCGTCAAGAAGTTTAGCCGCCGCCGCCTTGCCCGGTGAAAGCCCCTGCAACGAAAGCGGGGATCCGCTACCAAGTCTAAGCTTTTCGATATTTAGCGCCGACGCTAGCCGCTCGTCTTGCAAAGCCTGTTCCAGCTCGGCAGTCTTCAACAGCTCTTCGGCTTTAGCCGCCCGTTCCTTTTCGCTTTCCGCACGCTGGACATAGAGAGGAGTGTCACCACGCCAGCCAGCCGCCGCCGCTTCGATGATATCGGCGATGCCTGGGCCGGATTTGTCGCGCTCCATTTCCGCCGACAGCTTGGATATAATGTCTTCCATGCGAGACTTCTTAGTCGCCGCAACCGGGGCAGACGCGAGGGGCGCAACCTCTTGGCCGCTCTTGTAGGCATCGCCCATAGCTACCATAGCCTCTGCTCTGGCCTTGGCGGGCTCGTCCACCTTGCGTTGTCGCTCGATAGCGTCGGCGCCCAAAGCTTGCCAGCGGTCGGCCATAGCCTTATCGGCCAGCGGCTGATCGGCAATCAGACCGCCAGTACCGGCGTAGTATGTCGGCGCTTGCGAGCCCTTGGCGGCGGCTAGTGCGCTTTCCTGTTGCGCGGCAATAGACGGCGCGGCGGGAGGAGAAACAAAGGCAGACGAAGCCGCCTTAAGCGCGTCGGTCTGCGCCTTCTGCTTATCTGCGTAAGCTTTGGAAGCATCGGCATACGATTTAGCCGCCTTCTTCGCGGCGTCTTCGGCGGGAGACTGGTCGATATTAGGCATTGATACCCCCCATATCTCTAATCATGCGTTCTATGTCTTTGAGTCTTTTTTCGTGCTCGGAAAGAGCGGCGGTGTTCATCGTCGAAAGGCGATTAGTGTCAACGGCTTTGCCTTGCGGGGTGTCGATAACGGCGGGAGCCATAGCGGTTTTTTCGAGGTCTTGCGCCATTACGCCAGCCTCGGGACGGGAATTACCTTTATACTTATAAGTGTAACTATTAATTTTGTCAAGGCTCGATGCTATGCGCGCCGGTACGGTGTCTTCCTTCAACCGACGATCCGAAAACAGCGACGCAATGCCACCAAACGCGCCAAACAAGCTACTCAACAGTCCCTGATTAGCCTGACGTTGCGCCGCCTTGGCCTGTTGCTCGGCTGAATACTTCTGTACGTCAATGCTTTTTTCAGTCAATCCACGTTGCGCCATTTCCGCGCCTAACTGACCGCCAAGCTGGGTATAACCGGCAAACTGCTGTTGACCCTGGCCCATGCCAACACCATAAGCATTAGCGGCTTGCGTCTGCGCCCCGAGAGCGGCTTGCCCCGGCATCATGCCAGCGGATCGGCCAGCTTGGATCGCGTTGCGAGTAGCAAGGTCTGCTTGCATCTTGGCTTGTTCACGCGCCGCCTCATTAGCCCTAGCCATCGTCGCGGCGGGGCCTCCCTGCATTGCGGCGGCGGTGTCGGCATCATAGCCAGCGCCATACGTCGCGGCGTTAGGGCCGGTCGGAGCGGCGGGGGCCACGGGCGCAGTGGCGGGCGCGGGCGCGGCTTGCTCTTGACGCTCGGGGCGCTCTCTAGGTTCACGAGCGCTTGCGGCTTCTGCTCTATCCGCGGCCCTCGCTTCGGCTACCGTCCGATTGCCACCACCAGGAGCTTTTGCAGTAGCATCTATTCGCTCTTGCTCCGCTTTTACAAAGGCTCGATTTTTAGCGGCGCTTCCCTGATCTTTTGCGGCAAGCTCATCGCGCCCCTCCCGATAAGTCGGCCTCTGCGCTTCTATAACTTCTTTCTTCGGCTCTTTTTGCGCCGCCCTTGCGCGGTCGGAATTGCTAGGCATTTGTCCTCCTATTTCCTATTCTTTACAACAGTCTCGGCGGCGGGAGAGATAGAAACCATGCCGTCAAGGTATACGATCTTGTCTTCGCAAGTGAGGGTCACACTGGCTCCAATGCTTTGCTTTTGACTCGGGACAAACTCAAAGTAAGCGTACCCATCGCCGTCATACGGATTGGTACTATCGCCTACGGTTATTGTCTGCGTTTCAAACGCCGCGCCCTCTTCGGTAAAATAATCATACCTTACAACTATATCAACTTGCGTGCTAGTCTCTTGGTACACACGGAAGATATATCGATCTAGAGCTTGCCTAGTCCGCTCGGTGTAGCCGTTAAACTTCGACTGCCAAGTAAGCGGGACAACCTGCCCCGATTCGCTACCAAACGTAACGCCCTCGTAAGTATCTGCGTAAACCGTGCCCCACGTTCCGCCGTCGTAAATGTCGGCGTAAACCGTGCCCCACGTTCCGCCGTCAAGCTCCATCGATATTCCGCCGCCAGACAAAGCGACAGGATTGTATAGATACCGGATGGTATACTTGTCCTTGGCAAGCCAGATGCCATCGCTCGTTGAAAAAGCAACATAAGGCCAAACAAACGGGAGCGGAACTTGCGTAACAATCGAGTCGCGCATCCACATTACATAATCGTCGGCAAAGATCGCAAGCGTGTTTTCGCGCGTGTTGTAGACTGCGCCTCGGATCGGCTCCTTGCGATTAAAGCGCATTATTTTTTGCACCGCTTGCCCGCCGTCAAACGTATAAAGCGAGTTATCAAACGTGGACAAGAAAAACACCGCTTGAGGCGACTCGGCAAGGAATACCAGACCGAGAGCGTTGGCTATATGGGTAACGCCTTGTAACACATTGCCAGCGCTTAAAGTGGCAAGGTGTATCCAGTCGCCATCGAACAAGTACAAATTGCCATAAAGCCTAAACGAAACGTATACGCCTGGAGTTTCGTTGCCTAGCGCATATCCGTCATAGTTAAACTCACGAATTGCGGTTGAACCAATCAGCGCTATAGTCTGCTCCCCGTAAGTAACCCCGATAGGCGGCGGCAATATGGTATCGTCAATGTACAGCGTGCCTTGAAGATTGCCCTTGATAGACTGAGCAAGCCCGTCGCGGACGGATCGGTAATACGCAAGCGAGGCAGGGGGCGGGCCAATGTAAACGTCTATGGTTTCATTGTTGGCCGAGTAGCTTCTACCTTCAGGGATGAAAACAAGCGAAACATCAGGAACGCTACCGCAATCTTTGTATCCGGTATCGACTGATCCGCCAAAGTCTCCACGGTATCTGGCTACATACGCTTTTGCCGTAGAAGTGCCACCAGAAAAGCCAACTACAATAAAACCGTTGTAAGCATTGCCGCTATATTGCAAATCGTTGTCGTTTGCGTCGGCAATACAAAGGGCAGAAATAGTATTGATCTTAACAACGCCAGGGGATATTTCTTGCATTCTTGGATTAGTCGGAGTTTTGGTAAGCTCAACAAATCCAAACGAACCGTTGCCGCGCCGATACACTATGCAATAATCGTTTGTACTGCATTTGATTATTTGCGGATAGTAATATGCGGAAAGCTCGCCAATTTCGGTAATCGGCACTCCGATGCCGTCGCGAGCAAAGCTGGCGGAAACATATCCGGCTTCGCCCAGAATCGTATGCGTCTTAAACGCTATTTCGGCCTCGGTGTTGAGATAGCCATAGATTTCAGAAAGCGCGGTATGCCCAACGGTGTAAGTAAACGTGCCATCTTGGTCAGAGTAAAACATGATGCGGGACGCACCGTAAATAAGCTCATATCCGCCAAACGTCATTCTGCATGAAACGGGGGAACTAATAGAACCGTTGGTAATGGCAGTAACTGTCCACGCGCCGCCAGGGGCGGCGGGAGGGATAAAAGAATAGCCGTAGGTTGTAACCGGAGCGCCCCACCGTACAACATCGCGCCATGCGTTAAACGTAACAGCGGTAGTGTCGCCGTTTGCGGTTATGTACGTCGCCCGGGTAAACGTGCCTTCCTGCGCGCCAGTCGAGCGGAACAGAAAAACTTGCGCGCTTATTTCTTCTTGCGCGCCAACAATCCATCCGTTTTCAAAATAGGCGAACACTTGCGAGCTATTCTGAAATCCAGTCTGTCCGGTCGCCGTATACGTAACACCGGAATCTCTAATTATTTGATGGTTAAGCGTCGATCCAGTCTGAAATATACCAACAATAGAAGTAACATTGGCATAAGTCGGAGCCTTATTTCGAACAAACATACCATCAGAAATGTTTGCAGGGATGCTAAACGACCGAGCTTGGATGCGTTCAAAAGTAGTCTTATTTACTTCTTCAATCAGCGCAGAGCCGGAAGAAATGCGAAGGACAAGGAAAGTATCATTAATAGTTGTAAGTACATCATTGGCATCGACCGAAAGCACGCGGCGTGATTCGGAGGCCCACGGCGGCACCTGGCCAACGTCGCGGCCCCCGGTGACTACTCGATAGTTGTCGTTAATCTCGTCGCGGAGAAGGCTAATACGAGTGCCGTTTTTTCCGTAGTACGTTTCGGCATAGATAGAATTAGATTCGAGGGTCGCGTAAAGATTAGTTATACCGCCGTCGCGCTCAATGCCAGTATTTTGAAGTATGCCAGATTGATTATCCCACGATTGCAAGTCTTTGGTTACAATCGAAGTATCAATAGAGGCGATGAAATTAACGGGCTTTAATTCCATTTAATACCCCGGGAAAGTGGAACGGTATTTGTTGGCAACCTTGACGTATCGCAAATTATCTTTGTTAGTTATAGCAATCTCAAAACGTTTCCAAAGACGCGCATACTCTTCCGCGTGCTTTGCAGCATCGGCGTTTTGCATTTTGGCAATATCCATTGCAAGCTGATACGCGATAATAAGCGGCTCAAGTTGCGGAGGATAAGTAATAGCTGTCGCGGTAGAGGTAAACTCAACCGGCTCGGGGTAGTATTCGAGCCTAAAAGAAGAATAGCCGGAAGTATAGAAAACCCTAAGCTTTTGGCCGTAGAACCTGTAGCCTTCGCCAAGGTATATATCTTGAACGTCTTTACGCGCAAACTGAACATCACCAGAACCGGTAACGCCCACAAGATTGCGCAAGCGGTAAAAGTCAGCGGGAAGAGTATAATCATGCACGCCCTCGCGAACGTCCGTAAACGTGGCGGGGTCTATAATAAGCTCGGTTAAAAAGTAGTCATCATTAGCATTGCAAATACGCTCGTAAATATCTCGATACGCACGATTGACGGCTCTAAGCTCGTCGGTCGCGTTAAAGAATTGCGAACCGGATATTTGCGTGTACTGTCTAGCGGCGGTGATTATATCGGAGACAAGCATAAAGCCCCCATGTTAAAAGTCTCGGCAGTTGTTTTTAATTGTGTAGGATTTGAACAAGGAAGGGGCGAGCCTCCGAAGAAGCCCGCCCCGGGTAACTAGGCCGCGAGGGAATTGTCGAACTTAACCACGCAACAATGGGCCGGATTGCGAACAAAGAAAGCGCCGTAGAACTGGGTCGTCACGCGCGCGCCCTGGCCGTCAACCGTGTCCGAGGGAGCGGTGGCGATAAGGTCGTCAATGTTCCAGCGGTACTCCATCGGGGGCATATCCTGGGAGCTAATGGGAGGCGTGCCGCCTTCGTTAGTAGAGGGAAGGTTGGTCTCCACGGGCTTGCGGTTAGAGAGCATCGCAAGGCCAATAGAATCAGTCTCAAGGATATAACCAATACCGACGGGGCAATAGGGATCGTCCACGACGTAGTTAATCCACGTATTGCTAAAGGCAAACATCAGGGACGTAATTCCGTTGACAGCCTTAAGCTCGCCGCCGTTCTCGGGGCCATTGATCTTCTGGAAGTAGCTAGTGGCCGCCTTAATCTCGCTAACGATAGTGCCGAAGTCAACGTCATTAAGGACAATCATGTCCGGCACACCGCCGCCACGGCGAGCATAGCGAACGCCCTTGACCACGGCATCGGCATACTTTTCACTGGCGCCAGCGTTGCGGAGGTAGAACTGACCCGCGAGGCGCGTAGTGTGAAGCGAGCGGTTAAGGCCGAAGAAGTCGGTACCGATATAGCTCGTCCAAGTGCCGCCAGTACGATTGCCGATGGTCGGGAGCCAGCCACGGAGGCCAACAAACATGAGGGGCTTAGAGGATCCATCGCGGAAGCCCGCAAGCTCCATCCAGTCGCCTACCGCAACAGTCGCGCCATAGGCAGAAGCAAAAGTAACCGTCACGGTGTCGTTGCCGTTGTCGTTAATCTTGGAGACAACCACGGGGCCGCCAGCACGATACGCGCCACCAGGGGTCGGGCCGGTGCTAAACTGCACCTTACTGCCAATGTCGATCATCATAGCCGCGTGGCTAGGAACAGTCACGAAAAGCTGGGCACCGGCATCGATAGCGGAAAGAGGCGCAACCTCACAATAACCCATGCCGAAAATAGCGCCCGCGATGGTCTTCCTAAGCGCCTCGTTAGAAGCGAAGAAATACTCGCGGAGGAACTGGATAAAAGCGCCATTGTCGAAAGAGTTATCGGAAGCGAGATGCTCCTTCGGCGAAATGTCAAACCGGCTGAAACACTGGCCGTAAGGAACCTTAGCCGACGCGTTAGACGCCGCACTAGTAGCAGTCAGCGCGGTAAAGTCGCCCGCTACGCCGCCGCCACGGGAGTACAGCATCGGAATGACATAATACTTACCGTAGCCGGGAACCTTCTTGATCTTTGCAAGAGTCGGGCTATTGCGTTCGAGAAGGTTCTGCACCTCCTTTTCCGCATAACTCTCCTTAAGGATAGAAAGCACGCTCGCGGAGCTAAATCCGGGCGTCACATCACCAAGAGCCATTCAACCCTCCTAGGTTTTTAGCCTACGCGAGCGCCCTTAAAGCGCCGCGCCATGTTTTTAAGAGCCTCATCGGGGTCGATGGGCTTCTTCTCAATTTCTACCTCGATAGCCGTACCAGCGGGGGCTTCATGCTCGGCCTTCTCCATTTCGGGAGACTCCATAGCCTCATGCCCCACGCCTTCGCCTTCCGCCTGTTCCTCTTCAAATCTCGCCCGGAGATCGGACAAGACCGAATCGAAAATGGCGGGAAGCTGTTCCTCGCTTGCGCCGTCCTGCTCCATGTACTTCATAATTTCGTTCAGGAGGTCTTCCGTAATGTCGCGCTGGAAAACCTTCTTATACTTAGGAGCATAGCCCATAAGCGCCTCATTGGCGCCAATCATGGACTTGTAGCGATCTCCGCGCCGCTTGGACAAGAGTCCGTTAAACCCGCCCACCATTGAATTGATTTCGCTTTCGACTCCTTCGAGCCTGTCGTAAATCTTACCCTTGGCGAGCTTGTCTACCTCTTCGTCCATAGCGGCCATTTTTTCACAGATCGCGCGCATAGCGTCGGCCAGTTCGAGGATAGCGTTTTCGATAGCGTTAAGCCTATCCTCCATTAGATAATCCCTCCTTGCGGCGGCATAGTCTCAACCGGCGCGGGAGGCACCGGCTCGGGCGGGGGTGCGGAGGCCGCCTGTTCCTCCATGATTCTATCAAGCAACTTTTTAAGATTGTCGATATACTTTTTGTTAGACTCGTCAGCAGAAAGGCGAAGCATCCAACGGACAGTTTCGCTAAAGAGCATTTCCATATTAACAATAGGGATAAAATCGACCGTTCCGTCTTCAGCGGCTTTTTCTATAACCGACTGGATATAGTCATAACTAGCCGTAGTCGCTGAATACGCCGTTTCAAGATCGGGGATCTCAAGGAGTTGCGGGAGTATCGGCTGTAAGTTAATGCCGAGCGCTTGAAGTTGCTGAATCTGCTGTACCTTCGTCGCGGGGTCTTTAGCCAGCGCGGAACCGGCGCTAAACTGCACGCGGAATAGATCGGCTTGCTTTTTAACGTCGGCCCACTTGACGCGGGCGCGGCCCATCGCGGGCGGGAGGATATCAGCGTCGGCAGGGAAAACCTCAACGGCGATTTCCGCAAGCTCTACAAACTGATGGATATACGCTTGCACGGTTACATTGTGGCGCTCGCTCTCTACGTCTTCCATCGTCTGCAAGGCTACACCAGAAGTCAGGCCAGCGGGCTTTTTGGCCTGGGCCGACAATTGAGATATTCCGGCAAGCTCGTAGCCTTTTTGGATATAGCTATCAAGCAAGCGCGAATACTCGGGCGATATGGGCGCGGGGGTGGCAACAACGGGCGGGCTACCTTCGGGGCCGGGAATATACGGGACAACCAACGCGGCTTCATTGCTAAGCATTGTACCCTTAACACCAGAATCAGTAGACACAAAAATGGTATTAAAAGGAGATTGCCGAAGCGCCTGATCTATCCTCATTTGGATTTCGTCAATCTGGACTTGAATAGTATAGAGGTCATCGGCAAGGCAGGTGGTTGACCAACCAATCGCGGGAGGGCTCCACCAAAGCGACGTAACCGGCAAGCGCTTATAGTCTATCTTTTTGCGCCAGAGGATGGCATCCTCGTAGACGTACCACTTATAGCCGCCGTCGAGGTCATAGAAAACCACAAACCGCCCGCGAAGGTGGCGAGTGTTGCCGACCTTAAAGCGAGCGATGCTTTCGGCTTTGGGAAACTGCGCCTCGACCATGCGGAAAGGGTACTGCTGTCTATAAATCATGCCATACGTCAGCCCGCGCGGAGTCGCGGCGTTAGCCTCGTAGGGGTCTACAAACAGGCACCAATGCGGAATGGGCTCAATAGTCTGATTGTCCTCATCTACCCAAAAGTGCCCGCCGTCAAAAAGGATAGCAGATCGGGCGACTTCGGGCGCGCGCTCGTAAATCTTTTGTTTGTCGAAAAACTGATCAAAAAACTCCTGCGCGGCGCGGGTGGCGCGGATGGTCTTATAGTCGCCCCGGACGGCATCAAAAAAAGGACGAACGCGGGCTTGGGACAGCTTCGAAGTAATAGTATCAGTCGCCGACTTGATGATATTTAGCTTAGTCTGTACCGAGGCGTCATCATACATCGCCCGGTTAAAGCCTAGCGACTGATAGCCAGCGTTCCAGATCGTGGCCCGGGCATCGCCCTTGCCGTTGTTATAGTACCGGTTTAGATTGCGGTTGTACTTGGCTTCCCGCGCGGCAGAGTAGCCCCAAAGCTTGGTGATATTTTCCCTAAGCTCGGCCTCTTCCTGCCCCGTCCACTTTTCGGACGTCCCTTCGATAGGCTTTACCATCCGGGGCCGTTCCTTTCGTCGGAGCGACCGGAAACGATAATAGTCCCGCCAGTGGGGAAAGAAACCTCAATATGCTTGTCAGGGGGGCAAGAGGCAACAAAGCGCCGAAGCAAAGCGTCGGTAATATCCGAGGCCGAAAGCACTTCCTGAATTGCTCGATTGGCCCGCCGCTCGGGGAGCTTGTCTAGATACTCGGCCACCGCCTCGCGGACAGCCTCGCGCCTACCGGCCTCCCGAGATTCCCGCGCGCCTTTGATAGCCGCTTTCAGTGTATCTAAAATCATACATTCGGTGTATCATAAAGCATACACACTGTCAAGGGGCGGGATAATAAAAAGCCCCGACCGAAGTCGGGGCAGTTGTTGCCGTGTTACTTTTCTACAAAAGAAACAATTTTAACAATAATCCAAGGGCCACAAAAACCAGCTCCCGCCGCGGCTGATAGCGCTTCTTCGGCGGTTTTAAACGAATCTTCCCAAAACTTATGCCCCTCAAGCCCGTAGTCAACCAATATGCGATACATTTTATTTCCTTTACTCTGGTCGATGCTCTAGCGAATCGCGCCAGTCGGGACAAATTTCGGTGCTATATCCCTCCCGCCAGCCCATGTTGCCACGTTCGCTCCCAGTCCACCCTCCGGTATTGTTTGGCTCGGCCTGTTTGTAATCTCCAAAACAAACATCGCCATCGTAATTTGTTACCGCAATAGTAGCCCAATCTGGCGCTTTGCTCCAATCATACCGCGTCTTAGGTTTTTCTTCCGGCGCTTCAATGATCCGCCGCAGTCCCGCCGACTCCCGTTCAATCGCCGCAATCCGCTCTTCTGCTTGCTTCTTGTCCATATAGCCTCCTGTTTGTTGGCGTGCTAATTACTCGACCCCAAGCCGATAAATGGTATTCGTGCTTTCAGCAACCCCCATAACCGGATCAAAAGACACAAGCGCAGAAGTTCTAATGTTAGCTCCATCGGCAAATTTGTGGTGGCCATATACTTTGCCCATAAGACAAGACTTGCCGTTGCCCACGGGGACCACGCGCCACTTCATTATGCTAACCATCGCCTTGCTCATATTACCTCCTAAACTGTTTACCCTAAGTATACTCCCCTACCCAAAAATTGCAATAGGTAATCGTAAAAAAAGAAAAGCCCCTAGGCGGAGGCAACACCTAGGGGCAGAGGGCCGCGCTCGCGTTGCCTTATGCAACAGGCGCCCTCGGGGGCAATGTAGCACAATAGCAGGAGAGCGTCAAGGGGCTAAACTATTTACCCAAACCGACCGCATAGCGTACAGTACGGCGTCCATCATGTCAGGGTGGTATACCTTATCGTCAATTGTCCGCACTATCGCGCCCGTGTCGGGGTCTTTAGTCCAGACAATAGCCTCGGCCTCTTGCGCGAAGGCTCCGTCAGCAGGGACGACAAACGACCCGGCTTTAACCTCGTCTTGCAAAAGCTCGATAGCGGCTAGCTTGTCCCGCTTGTAGGCTGGCCGAACGGGTAAATGGTGTTGGGTGCGCAAATCGTAAACCATCTTGGCCCCGCCGCCGCCAGTGTCGCTGTAGATCGAACATTGGTAGGGGATACCAAGGTCTAGGCATCGGCGTTCAACGGTCTTTAGTCCAGCGCCTACAGCGTCGGCGAGTTCCTTTAAGCCGGATCGGCGGGCTTTGTACTCGTAGATTAGCCAGCGTTTGCGGGTCAAGTCCTTGCTCGGCATCGGGGCGGGAATGCCTTTGCGCAACGCCTCCATGATATCGCGCGGCCCTTCGGGGGCGGTCAATCGTGGCACATAGGCGACAACCGCGAATCCGTCAGCGTCTTCAAAGCCAAGGTCGAGACCAGCGGTGAGTCGAACATTGCCAGGGCCGACAGCCGCCACCCATTCCTCGAACATACGTCCGCCATAGAATCCTTCGGGCGGGAAAGCGAATACCGTCAATTCATTGTCGTCGGCATACTCGCCAAGGTAGAACCGCCGCCGCATCTGCTCCGGGGCGTGGGCTAGACTTTGTATATACGCCGGGTCGAGGTTCTGCACGTTGCCAGCGGGGTTAATCTGGATATATGCGTAATCTTGCGGGTTCGGCAGTTTGACGATATGCCCCGGCTTTGACTCTATGGGGTCTTCAAGGGCGACGTATTCCTTATACGTCCAATGCCCTCGGCTAGTCGGATTAAGGTCTACGAACTCCCGCGCGGCGCATCCGGCCACGGCTTGAGCGAGGCGCGTACGCACTTTCCACGCGGTTAGAAACGGTATTTGAGACGCTTCGTTATGGTAGATTGTCGCATATTCCTTGCCGAGGACGCTATCAGCGCTTCGGGAGTCGTCTACGCCCGCTATCCAAATCTCGGAACCGTTCTTAAACGTGATAACGTGTCTTGTCTCGTTTGTCTGGTAAAGCGATACATTCAGGCCGATTTCCGACAATACTTTTGGCAGGGTCTCTAGCCAAATAGACTCGATAGCGTCCTTTTGCCGTAGACGGTAAATAAGGTGCCGCGAGCCCCCATATTTGAGAGCCCGCAACACAATGAGGTATACAATCAAAAAGGTTTTCCCTGACCTAGAGCCGCCATAAATTAGCATATGGCGCTTGCCTTGCTGGACTAATTCTAGCGCGCGCTTCTGGTCAGGATTAAGCTTAATCATTTACCAAATCTGTTCAGGGCCTCCGCAAGCTTCCCATCCGATCTTTGCCGCGTCTTCGGTGGGGTAGACCATGCTATCCCAATAGCCGCACGCGGGACAGAAACACCGCCAATTCCCGTGCTTGTCCTTCGACGCCTCGCCCTGTCCTTCGTGGCACGCGGGGCACTCCTTAAGAGTCTCGGGGGGCTCCGCGCCCTCTTCTTTCTTCGGTCTAGCCATAGTTACTCCTTACCCTAAAATGCCCTTGCCGCTAGGCGTAGGCGCTTGCATCTTCGTCCCAAACTCCACAAACCGCCGCGCCATCGGGTGCGACAGTTGCCAATAGTCGCCGTCTTCCTTGGCTTTCAGCGCTCCGACAACCCTGGCCGCCGCCCAAATAAGCTCCACGGCTTCGAACTCGTAGTCAATCCGGCCCCATGTCAGCCCCATTCCGTCCTCGGTCGGAACCATAAAATACCGAAATCCAGAACGCGGATACATGGTGTAAAACCGCTTGGCCACTTCCTTCGGCTCGCACTCTTGGAAAAGCTCGGCGATGTATTCGGCTTGCGCTTGCGTCAGTTCAAGCGTCAAAGGGCGGCCCAGCGCTTCAGCCAGCTTTTCGGCGTCCTGTTCAACCTTGGTTGCACGGTAGGCGCGAAGAAAACCAATAAGCCGCCGCCAATAGATCAAGATTCGTTGCTTAAACATCCTTGCCAAGCTCCTTAACGTTCTTAACTGCCTCGGCCTTCATCGCGGCAACCTCGGTAGCGTGTTCCTTCTTGGCTATGTCGAGTACGTCAAGAAACATAATCATATCCGGCGATCCGGGGCGAAGGTCAAAAGCATAGTCGGCAATCTTGCGTATCTCGCCCTTCGGCAGCCGGTAGTATGTCTTCCCACCCTGGATGTAGATAACGCCGCCCGCATCGGTCAGCCCCGCCGTTGGGTTTTCAGCCTTTGCCTTCTTTTTGGCAAAGCGTGCCATATCAAAAACTACAGCACCCACGGCGACAAAACAAAGAATAGCCAGAACAAACAAAACCATGTCGGCCTCCTATCGAGACTATACCCTAAAAACTAGATGCCGTCAACATCATGGGAAAGCTTAATCTCAATAGGCCCGGTATCGACAGTAAGTACGTTCTTTTCCTTGCCCACCCACTTGCCAACAGTCTGCAAAGCCCCGAGCCTGGCGCGGTTGTCGGGGACAATATGCTTCCCGCCTATGGCATCAAACTTGACGTCATTAGCGTTAAAAAGCTCTTTGGCCTTGCCAACGATTCCCAAGTCATCCAAGCCAGCCGCCGCCATAAGCTCTGCAAAGTCGGCAGTAGCACGGATACGAGCCAGCCGCCGCGAGCCGTCAGCGTTCGCCGACTCCCGAGTCAGCCCGCGAGGTGCCACGGACAGTTCCGCTTCGGTGGCATTCATCCCATTAGCAAACCATTCGGCCAAGAAAAGCCGGTCGCGGTCGCTCATACGCGCGGGGGGCGTGCTAGCCTCGCTAAGCTTGCCGTCTGTTGCCGTCGCTTGCGTTACCTTGCCATCTTTTGCCATTCTATCCGCTTTCTTGTCACTTATTCGCGGCATTCAAGCTCCTTTGCATATGTTACTATGCCACGCTATCCCGTCGTTTGATACAACCAGGACAGCATAGCGGCTTTTTATTTTTATTCCTAGCGCTATCTTGCGATGGGTAAGGCTCCAATACTTGCGGGCTATTAGCATTGCTTGTCCTCGGGCGCGGGCGGGGCGAGGGCGGCTCGGGCGATCTCTCCGAAGTCGGAGTATATCGGCGCGAGCCGAACGCCTTTCCGCTGGCATTCGATGACTATTCCGCGCGGGAAGTAGAGGTGCTCGGCGGCGTAGTGCCCAAGCGCCTCCCGTAGCCGCTCGATCTCGGCGCGGAGGGGCGCTTCGGTCGCACGCTCTATCGCCGCCTCAAACTCGCTGATCTCCTCGAAAGAAACTCCGTGCGCCACAAGATCAGACCGTGCGATATGAACGTCTTTAGGCATCCGGGGACTCCTTGATCGCGGCGCGGACAGCCTTGAAGATATCCTTCCCCGCAGGGCCGTCGTACAAAGCCTTGACCGCCCTCTCTGCGCACCGCTCCCGCTCCTCCTCGCGGGCCTTGGCCTCACGAGCGGCGGCGTAGCGCTCGATTTCGGCGGCGGCTACCGAGCTAAAGTATCCAGCGTGCCAATCGCAAAGGTCGCCAGCCTTGCCGATTCCCATGTCTTCAGCCAGCCTGCAAGCGCGACAACCAGCGTCAAAGCGCGGCGCTTTCGGTGTCCTAATCTCGTCCATACTGCCTCCTAAAATCTGGTATCGGGCTTTCACCGCCCGCACAATGCATCCCCAAACCACGGCACGGAGCCGACCCGCACCAGGGGCAAGCGTGTTCCTTAGCCTTTAGCCTCGGCTTGCGCTCTTGGTCTACCCCGTCGATCATCGCCACTATCTCGTCAGCCGCGCCGCAATACTCTACGCATCTAGTCGGCGGGGCGGGTATCTTTTGCATCGCAAGCCACCACTGTCTGCCTTGTAGCTTGTTAGCATCAGATACGGCTTTGCTTGCTATGGATCGGTATTCGGCTATTGTCATGCTTTGCCCCCTTGGCCTTGCTGGAATCGAACCAGCGGTTAAGCGCTTCAAAGGCGCTCGGCTTACCTCTTGCCTAAAGGCCAGTAAAAAGGAAGCGTCCGGCGTTGACCCGGTGCAAGCCAGCATCTTTCGACGCTTGATTACTTTTGCCGCCTTACCCTTGCGGCCTCGCTTCCTGCCTAGTGGTCGCGGCATGGGCCGCCCCCGTTGCTAGGACTTTGCCTGGCTTCGATCAATGCGCGGTCATCTCGCATCACCTGCCCTTTGACCGTTGCGAGAAACGTCCCGCTTCGTCCGGTATATTAAGCCTTCCGGTTAAGGCTATTTGATTCTATCACTGTTACTTGCTTTCGTCAATCCGGTGATCAACTAGCCACTGCTTGAACCAAGGCACACAATTTTCGCCGCCGTTCCACAGCTGCGTACAAGGAGATTCAATATTAGCTGGGCAATTTTTGCAAAGCACGCCACCACAATCACTATCTTGAGCCACAATGGTTTTAGCCGCTAAAACCTGCCTTTGTATAAGGCTTTCGCCAATCTCCAAAGACTCCTCCGCGTCTGATTGCTTGCCCGATATGATGCAAAAACAAGCCAGACCATAGCCAAGAGCCACGCAAACAGGGACGATCCAGTAAAGCATCCCAGCGTTAATCATTTAGTCGCCTCCCTAATTTTAGCCTCTACCATATCAGTAAGCATGGTGTTGGCGGCGTCACTCGCGGCGGCCCTCGCGGCGGCCCTCGCGGCGGCCCACGCGGCGATACTCTCGGCGTCCCACGCGGCGTCACTCGCGGCGGCCCACGCGGCGTCACTCGCGGCGTCACTCGCGGCGTCACTCGCGGCGGCCCACGCGGCGGCCCTCGCGGCGGCCCTCGCGGCGATACTCTCGGCGTCCCACGCGGCGTCACTCGCGGCGTCCCGTTTC